GAAAGAAGCATCTGTTAGTCAAAAAGCAACACCCTGATCTTGACATTCGGTTTGTCTTCTCTAATTCTAGGGCGAAGATAAGCAAAGGCTCAAAGACTACGTTAGGCATGTGGTGCGACAAGCATGGCTATCTGTATGCAGACAAGTTAATCCCAGAGGAATGGATAAAGGAAACATAATGGCAGGTAAGACAGTAGTAGTCTTCTCATGCGCTCACGTTGATCCGACTGTGAGTAACGAGAGGTTTAACTGGTTGGGCGAGTTCTTGTATGACCTCAAGCCTGATTATGTCGTTGACTTGGGTGATGGCGCTGATATGCGGTCATTAAATACATTTGACACTCGTTACCCAGAGGCAATCGTCAGTCAGAGCTATGAGGCAGACATTGAACACTACAACGATGCACAAGAGCGTATCCGTTGGAAGTTCAGACACCACCGACGAAAACGACCAGCTTACATAGGGTTTGAGGGTAACCATGAGAACAGGATTAAGAAAGCTATTAAACACGACCCTCGACTTGAAGGCTCGAAGTATGGCATATCTTTTGACCACCTCCAGACTAACAGGTGGTTCGACGAATACCACGAGTACGAAAACTCCGCTCCAGCGATTGCTGATTACGATGGGGTCTCATATGCTCACTTCTTTAGTAGTGGCAACTTTGGGTCTGCTATGTCTGGTATGCACCATGCTAATGCACTACTGGCTCACAGGCATCATAGTTCTACTTGTGGTCATAGCCATAAACGTGACCTTAAGTTTAAAGACGCTTCACATCCTAATGGAGTTATCGGTCTGGTCGCAGGGTGCTACAAGGGAGCAGCAGAGGGCTGGGCAGGTCAAGCTAACAAAGAGTGGTGGTCAGGCATTGTAGTTAAACGGGAGCTAGAGAACGGTATGTACGACCCAGAGTTTGTTTCCCAGTCACGACTAAAGGCTATGTATGGGCAAACGTAGTGACTTTGAAAGAGTACCAAGGGATTACTACCCGACACCAAGGGCAGCAGTTGAACCCCTGATCCCGCACTTGCCCTACTCGTTTGACTACTACGAGCCTTGTGCGGGAGATGGGCGTCTGATAGACCACATAGACAGTCTTACGGATGGTCATAGCGAATGTATTTTTGCTTGTGATATTGAGCCAAGAGACCCAAGAGTTTGCTTACATGATTCCATTAACATGGGTGAGAAAGACTTCTTGGAGTTGTACATGGCTTTCGGTGGTGCTGACTTATGTATCACCAACCCACCTTGGGATAGAAAACTACTGCACCCATTCATCGAAGGGTGGATGCAGATGTGTCCAACATGGCTACTCTTTGATGCCGATTGGATGCACACGAAACAGTCAGCTATCTTGATGTCGTATTGCGTTAAGGTAGTGAGCATAGGCAGGGTCAAATGGATTGAGGATAGCAAAAGCGTAGGTAAAGACAACTGCGCTTGGTATCTATTCGACATAGCCAGAGACCCTGCTAAACAGACAGAGTTCTACGGGAGAACAGTATGATTACGCAAGAAGACATTGATGCTTTCAGCATTGTTAACGTGACACCGATGGAGTACTCCTATTGGGTTGAAGGTAAGATAACGACAAAGGGTGAGACCCGCCTAGTGGAAAATGCTTTGGGTCTCGTAGGTGAAGCAGGGGAGGTAGCCGAGAAGGTAAAGAAATACCTCCGTGACGACACTAAGGTTAACCAGAAAGAGATCATAAAAGAGTTAGGTGACGTTCTGTTCTACACGACAGCCTTGGCTAACTACTTCTACAGTAACCTGCCAGAGGTAATAGAGACTAACATGGATAAGTTAAACGATCGTTCCAGACGGGGTGTGATTAAGGGTTCAGGAGATAACCGATGAAGAAGAGATGGGTAAACAATATATTCGTTAGGTTCATGCGATACTGTGTGATGTGGTCAGAGCACCGACAGGCAGTCAAGATACTGAACCGACTGTCCGACAGAGAACTAAAGGACATTGGCATTAGCCGAGAAGACATTGACCGTATGGTGTGGTTAGAAGAAGATAAAACAATGCGAGGACGTGGCGAATGAGCAATACACTACCAACAGACTACCAGTCTTTCATCCACAAGTCACGTTATGCACGGTGGCTGGACAAAGAGGGACGCCGTGAGACATGGGAAGAGACTGTAGCCCGTTACATGGAGAACATCGTAAAGCCTGTGGCAGGAGACGACAGTTACATTCGTCAGATTGAGCAAGCTATCCTATCACTTGACGTTATGCCATCCATGCGGTCTCTTATGACAGCGGGGCCAGCAGCCCTCCGTGACAATACTGCTATGTATAACTGTAGCTATCTGGCAGTTAAGAACATCAAGAGCTTCGATCAAGCTATGTTTATCTTGCTGTGTGGTACAGGCGTAGGGTTCTCAGTTGAGCGACAGTACATCAACAAGCTGCCAGAGGTTCCAGATGCTCTATTCAACAGCGACACTACAATCGTTGTAAAGGATAGCAAGGAAGGTTGGGCTAAGGCTCTACGTCAGGTCATTGCACTGCTTTACAGCGGTGAGGTTCCTAAGTGGGATGTGTCTAAAGTGCGTCCAGCGGGAGCTAGGCTCAAGACCTTCGGTGGTCGTGCTAGTGGCCCAGCGCCTCTGATCGACTTGTTCAACTTTGTCGTGCATACCTTCAAGGGAGCTACAGGACGTAAGCTATCGTCTATCGAATGTCACGACATCATGTGTAAGATCGGTGAAGTGGTGGTCGTAGGTGGCGTGAGACGTTCGGCTATGATCTCATTGAGCAACCTAAGTGATGACCGTATGCGTCACGCTAAGTCAGGTGCATGGTGGGAGAACAACCCACAACGAGCTTTGGCTAACAACTCTGTGAGCTACACTGAGAAGCCAGACAGCATCTCTTTCATGCGTGAGTGGCAAGCCCTAGTAGAAAGTGGCAGTGGTGAACGTGGTATCTTCAACCGTCAGGCTGCTAAGGTACAAGCTGGTAAGAACGGACGCCGTGATGTAGAGCAAGACTTTGGGACTAACCCGTGCAGCGAAATCATCTTACGGGATTCTCAGTTCTGTAACTTAACAGAGTGTGTTATCCGTGCGACTGATACTGTCGAAGACCTAGAACGCAAGGTCAAACTTGCTACCATCTTGGGTACGATCCAAAGTACCTACACACACTTCCCTTACCTATCGAAGGAATGGAAGGACAACACCGAAGAAGAACGCTTGTTGGGGGTGAGCCTCACAGGTATTATGGACAATCCGTTAACTACATCAAAGAATGGTGGGTTAGCTAAAACACTGGAGCATCTTAAGAATGTCGCTATCAATACTAATGCTGAATGGGCCGAGCGCCTTGGTATCCCTGTTGCTACTGCTATCACTTGTGTCAAACCTAGTGGCACTGTCTCCCAACTCGTTGATTCTTCTAGTGGGATACACGCTCGTCACAGCCCTTATTACATCCGCACGGTGCGTGGAGACATTAAAGACCCGCTGACTAACTTCCTAAAGGATCGTGGCATACCAAATGAGCCTTGTGTAATGAAGCCTGATACCACTGTGGTGTTTAGCTTTCCTATGAAGTCTCCTGACAACGCTGTGACAACATCTGACATGACTGCCATCGAACAGTTAGAGATGTGGTTAGCCTACCAGCGTTCATGGTGTGAGCATAAGCCAAGTGTGACAATAAATGTCCGTTCTGACGAGTGGATTTCTGTAGGTGCTTTCGTGTATGAACACTTCGATGAGATGTCAGGTGTGTCGTTTCTCCCGTACAACGAACATACATACCAACAAGCACCGTATCAAGAGTGTGGTAAGTCTGACTACGAGCAGTTGAAAGCTATCATGCCATCTGCGCTCAACTGGGATGAACTTGCAGAGTACGAGCAAGAGGATAACACGGCAGGTAGCCAGACATTAGCTTGCTCTGGAGATAGCTGTGAGATCGTAGACCTAGTTTAACCAAAGCACCTGAGCAAGTGTCTAAACTGCTTACTAGGAGACACCCATGTACACCATCATTACCCGTGAACAATGCAACTTCTGTGATGCAGCCAAGGCTTTACTCAAGGGCAGTAGCTACCCTTACACAGAGTACAACGTACACTCCCAAAGCTCAAGGTGGGTTTTAACTTTGATTAAGAAGGCTGGTATGACCACAGTGCCACAGATATTTACCCCTAGTGGAAATTATGTGGGCGGCTATACGGAACTAAAGGAACTACTGGAAAAGGAACACCGCTAATGGACGACTTCCCTGAGAAGCCCACTAGATCAAGACGAAAGACCAACTACAAGGGGGCCGACAAAAAGTCTACCTCTGGCCTTGTCGCTAAGACTACCAAGCAGAAGGCTCTGATAGAAGCCCTACAGGGGAATAAGCAGGTGTTTATCCTTGGCCCTGCTGGTACTGGTAAGACGTATGTTACAGCAACGTATGCCTCTGACCTGTACATCACAAAGCAGATTGACAAGATCGTTATCACACGTCCTCATGTGGCTGTAGGTAAGGAACTTGGGTTCTTGAAGGGAGACCTAAATGAGAAGACTATGCCTTGGGCTTTGCCTGTCTTGGATGTTCTGGAGAAGCACCTTGGCAAGGGGACAGTGGAAACAGGGATCAAGAATGGCAACATTGAGATGGCACCTCTTGCACTCATGCGTGGGCGTAGCTTCGATAATGCCTTCATAATTGTCGATGAAACACAGAACATCACACTGCATGAGCTTAAGATGGTTCTAACTCGTGTGGGAGAAGGTACGACAATCGTTCTCAATGGTGACGTTATGCAGAGTGACCTTAAGGAAGCTGATGGTCTGTCTAAGGTTATACACCTAGCTAAGAAGCACATGTTACCTGTACCAGTGATTGAGTTTGGTGTTGAGGATATTGTACGATCAGGTATCACAGCAATGTGGGTTAAGACATTTATGGAGGAGGGTATCTAATGACGCTATTTGAGGGGTTGATGCTGGGTAACAGCCTAGTTCTACTTTGGGTGACTTACACTATGGGGAAACTAAAGATCGACATAGAGACGTTATACCAAGGTCTAGCAGCAGTTATGGGAGACCTAGATTAGAATCAGAAAAGCCGTAGGCGTCCTTGAGTGGATACCTACGGCTTTTTTGTGTCTTGTATTTAGGTTTACTTACCGAAGAACTTCGATACCGACCTTATTCCTATGCTGGCACTCACGATACCTCCAAGGGAATATTGATACCACTTCGGCATACCCTCAAGTGAAGCAAACCCAGCTTGTACTATCGCATTACCCCAGTCACCACAGAAGGCTAGTATCAGGGGAATAGAGAACAGTAGGGTAATCCATTCGTCTTTCCATGAGTTCTGTGTCGCACGGATAGCTTCAATGTCCCAGTCGATTTCACCCGTCAGTTGTTTCTTCTTTATCTCAGCTTCGGTTAGCTTAAGTTGTGTCTTACTGTCGATAATACTAGCAGCTAGTCCACCGATGGAACTTATGATTTGACCTATCATTTCTTCACCTCATACTCTACCTTAGAGCTTGAATTAGTGGATGTTACGCTAGTCTTAGACTCTTTACCCATCCATATGCCAAAACATCCTGTAAGAGCTCCCATACAGACGCTTACAAGACCACTCTGGGCTACGCTAGGGTCAGGTAACGACATAAACCAGTGTACAGCTTGATACGTCAGTACAGTGACCGCCAGCATCATTAGCCTAGGTATAATCTTCCAGTCATCAATCATAGTATGTGCCATTACCATTTCCCCTGTTTTACACCTAAGAAGTACATAGCTAGTATTAAAGCCCCAGCACCTGCTAATAATACTACAATACCTACAGCCCAGTTAATACAGTTGTCTATGAACTCTTGCTTCTTATAGACTAGCTCACGTTGTTCTTTACGTTGTTGTGCTTCTATTCGTACTATCTCGTCCCATGCACTAGGGCCATACGTCCAAGAGATGTGTGCCTTAAGCTCTTCTCGCATTTCCTTTAGCTTCTGCTTCTGTGACCATATCTCCAGTGCGTTAGATTGGTTATCACTAAACATCTTGTACATAGGAGGATTCTTAGCTTTGTCCTCCAAGAAGTCTAGGTCACTTACAGCCTTAGACCACTGAGAGACTGCGCCAGTCATAGCACTAATCTCACGACCTACAGATACAGCTTTCTTGATACCATTGTAAGCTGTAGTAGCAGCCGCCATAGCTGTAAATGGATCAATCATTTTCTACTGACCCCTGTTAGCCATAGCTTCCACTGCCCCACGGATAGCTTTGATATTTTCATCAATCCTAGCCATAGATACAGCCTGAGTATTAACAGCGGATTCAAGTCTTGTAATACGGGATTGTGCTTCTAGGATGTCGTCTCTATTAGTTTCGATGTCCGACATCATCATAGATACAGTCCATACGATTGCTGCACCTTGAGTAATGAGACCTAAGATTAACCCTATAGATAAATTATTGTTAATCACGTCTTTGCTCATGGGTACGTCTTTCGGTCAAGTTCAAAGTGAGGTGCGTCATAGAAGCTCTTCCAGTCACCACCCCATACGATAGGAATTTCGAGTTCTTCTGCTGCTTCCTTCATAGCTTCAGCCATAAGCTCAAAGCGGTCTAGGTCTTCCCAATCGACGGGATAAGGAACCATGTCTACAGCATGACCTGTGATGTGTCGTGAGTTCAAGGTAGTTGACTTACCAGCTTTGAGTAGCTCTCGTTGACGGTTGATGTGACGGATACCTTCGATGACTGTAAAATCAACCTCAGTAATCTCAATGGCTCTCTTAACTACAGCGACCATATCAGGGTTAACTCCTGACAAGTTCTGTAGGCTGCGTGTTCCAAGTTTGTATGACATTAGTGTATCCTTATTCTGGTTTAGTAGGCCATGCTGGATTCGCAGGGTCTTCAGTATTCTCTGGTAAATCACGAAGCTGTTGGCGGTAGGTAGCCCATGCAGCAGCGTCCACAGGAGCGTCTGGAACTTGAGTCCAGTCCGAGTCTTTTAGCATACGAGTTCTCATATCCTTTAACTCAAACCAAGCCTGTTCTAACTCTGTAGCATCAATGTCAACCTGATTCCTCCGAACAGGAACACCATCAACAATTAAGTACTCTTCTGCGGAATATTCACCTTCAACGTAAGGTGTGTAAAACTCAAGTTCAGACGCAGGACATTCAACCCAACACTCTATTTCCCCTGTCGTGGGGTCGTATTTTGTATAGACCATTATCTGTACCTCTTAAGTAGTGTCATTGTACACCGCGATGAGAAGTTACTAATATTACTTACACCTGACACCTGTAGCTGTACTGTTTTAATTCCAGAGGTAAGAGACCTCTCTGCCATGAAGGCGTGGTCACCTGCTGAAGCTTCTCCACCATAGTTAATACCCTTCATTTGTGTACCATCAATATACATGGTTGCAGTTGCTGTAGACGATGAACTAAAGGAACCGAACATATCAAAGCTGATAAGGGCAATCAAGTCTCCAGCGTAAGCCATCGTGGTAGTAGCTGTATAAATCTTAGAAGTTGCGGTTGAAGTTGCAAATGTAAGGAAAGAACTTTGAGTAATACTGTCCCCAGCCACTTTCAGCGTATCAACCGCTGCGTTCTGTATTTTTGCGTTAACAATGACAGCATCGTTGATTTGAGCAGAGTTAGTAATAATTCCTGATGCAGCGATCAGACCCCCTGTGATCGTGTTGGCACTAATCTTGTCGCCAGTAATAACACCAGCCGAAATCTTACTCGCCGTAATAGCGTTAGCTGCAATCTTGTCAGCGGTTACCGCAAGGGCGCTAAGTTCGCTAGTACCAATGGCATTAGCTGCAATATTACCTGCATTGATAGTATTTGCTGCAATCTCAGTAGAGGTGATGGTGTTATCGGTAATCTTTGTACCAGATATTGCGTTGACCGCAACCTGAGCATTTGCGAGAGTCCCTGTCAAGTCAGAGAAGTCTAAAGTGCCAACATCTGCAACAGTGGCTTCCCAAGCAGAGCCAGTCCAGTTGTATAGCTTCGCATCGCTAGTGTTAAAGACTTTCTCACCTGTAAATGCACCAGAGGCTGGAAGGCTGGAAACATCTTTGATTGCGTACAAACCTTGATCTGTAAACAAACTATAGACACCATTAGCAAAGTCATCATCATCAATAAAGGTGGTTGTTGCTGATACACCAGTAGTAAATGCAGAGGTATTACCGCTGTAATCTACCGACTTTAAGAAGTAATACTTGGTTTCCTGTATACCTAAGTTGGAACGAATGAACTCGTTACCACCAGAGATACCAACCTTAGTGGCCCCGACAGACGTATTAGAAGTGTTCTCCCAAATCTCAACAAAGTTAAGGTCAGAGTCAGCGGGGTTAGTCCAGCTAACAGTAATATATCGAAAGCCACCATCAGCAGTGATTGCTGTCGGCAAGGCTGGAGCAGTTACATCGCCCCCTCCAGTGAACTGAACGGTCGCAAAAGCACCCTTAACACCGTTAATACTTACCGCTCTAACCCTAAAGATGTACTCTATGCCATCAACTAAAGGGGATAATTCAATAGTGTTATTGGGAGTAGTTGTGCTGGAGTAGCTACTGTCAGACAGAGCTTTCCATTCAATGTCATAGTATGATACAAAAGAGCTTGTAGCAGCAGTCCACGACAGAATAGCTGAGTTAATGAACGTACCATCACCTTGAATACGACCACCACCAGAAGCGACCAAATTAGTTACCGCTAGGCCACCGAAGGGATCGGGAAGGTTGGTGTTGTCACGTTCATATGCTGCACCATCGTCTACTTCATCATAAACAGATTCGGCAGTTTCCCTTAGCGTAAGATTTACTTGTAGATCAAGTCCATCTGTAAGACCAAAGCCCCACGACAATACTTGAAACTCTTTGTTCACCCAACCAAACCTATCGTTAGTAACACGGATATTGTCACCAACTTGTACTTGCATAGCGGTAAGGCCAAAAGCAGCCGTAACTGTAAGTTGCTGTCGGTTACTATCCAAGGCAATTCTTGCGATACGACGAGCCTCAATAGAGTTATCTGTAAACGGAAGGTCTACGTCAGCTATAGACTTTTGATTATTATCTGCAACTAGAGAAGCTG